GGAGTTCGTCCAGTCGCCGGAGCTCATCACGTTGCTGGAGGGCATGGGCCTCGCCAGCCTGCGCGCCGGCGTCGCGAAAGAAGGTTTGAAAAGCTACTGAGGGCAGACCCCTCACCCCAACCCTCTCCCGCCAGGGGAGAGGGAGGCGAGTTTTGAAAAATTATTAACCCCACCCCAGCCCTCCCCTTGGCAAGGGGAGGGGATAAAAGGGGCAAGGAGGCACGGTATGAAACGGTTTTTGATTGCAATCCTGGTGCTGGCTCTGTTGATGACGTCCGCCTGCACGCAGGGCTTGTATTACGGCGGCTCGACAGTGATCGAGATCGACCGCACGCCGGACGAGGTCAACGCCGAGTTCCGCTCCGGCAAGGACTACGACCGCATTTCGATGCGGGTGCGCAAGGCGCCGGAGACCGGCGAGCTGGAGATGGATCTCGAAGTGCGGGGCGCTTCCGGCGTCGAGCAGATGAAGCATGGCGCGCGCGTCTGGATCGAGGGCATCGAGGCGTTGAAAGAGGCGGGCGAGGCCGCCGCGCCGATGATGGTCCCGTCGCCCTGACCGGGGGGCGTTCATGGTCCGGTTCTGGATATCGATCCTGTTGGCTTTATTTCTATTCACGCTGTGGATCCGGGAGGTGTTGTTTTGACGATTTCCGATGAAGCGCTCCGGCTGTTGAATCCCTGGTTTCTCGGGTTTGTCGGGGTGCTGCTGGGCGTCGCCGGCTGGCTGGTGGTGCGGCTGTTGAAAAATATCGAACGGCGCATCGTCGATCTGACGAATGGCAATGAGAGGGATTTCTCCCGCCTGGAAAAAAAAATAGACGAGGACTTCCTAAAGCTGGAGGGCCGGATCGAGGGGTACCGCGCTGAATCCGAAAGCCGCTTGAACGGCGTGGAGCAACAGTTCTGGGAATGGCGCGCCCGGCTACCGGAACGGTTCGTGATGCGCGACGACTGGATCCGCAACGCATCGACGCTGGAGCTGAAGATCGACCGGATCCTGAATGAAATGAAATCACAGCGAGGAAACGATGAGCCTACCCCAACGCAACAAAATTGAGCGCGGCGAGATATTGAGGGTGGTGTACCGGAACGTGCCGGAACCCATCGGCGACAACGTGCTGGCGCAGATCTTCACGGAGCTGACGGTGAACCGCATCCAGGGGCACCTGCGCTACCTGCAGGAAGGCGGCTACGTGGCGTTTCAGAAGATCAAGCCGGAACACAAGGAGTACACCACGGCGCAGTACCTGGCGAAGATCACGAAACAGGGCGTGGATCTGCTCGAAGGCAACATCGAGCCGGATCCCGGCATCGTCAATCCCGGACTGAACTGACATGGCCCGCCGCAAGCACAGCAAGGTTTCCAAGCTTCCGCAGGACGTGCGGGACAAGGTGCACGGGCTGATCCTGGACGGAAAAACCTACGAGCAGATCATCCAGCACCTCGACGGGATGGTGCAGGAGGGCGTGATCGAAAAAGAGCAGGTGCCGTCGGACAGCTCCCTGTCCCGGTACACGCCGGGGTTTCTGGCGAAGCTGGAGCGGTCGAAGATCGCCAAAGACCAGGCGCGGGAAATCGTGCGCAACGCGGAGGGCGAGGGCCTGGTGCTGGAGGAGGCGGCGGTCAACCTGGTGCTCAACGAGATCATGGGCATCCTGATCCCGGAGGATCCGGACAAGGCGCTGAACCCGAAAGCCCTGGCATCGATCGCCATATCGCTGGCGAAACTGCAAAGCTCGTCGTCGGTGCGCGAGCGCGCGAAGATTTCGGTTAAGCGCGAAATCGAAAGAAAGGTCAAGGCCGCGGCGAAACAGGTGGACAAGCTGGCAAAAACGAAGGGGCTGTCGAAAGACACGGTCAGTGAGATCAACAGGCAGATTCTCGGGATCAAGGCATGACGCAACCGAAAGCATTCGAGCTGTCGAGGGAGAGCGGGGTGTTGCTGGCGTTCCAGAAGCGCTGGCTGGAGGACCGCTCCCAGGTGAAGATCGCCGAGAAGTCCAGGCAGATCGGGTTCACCTGGACGGAGGCGGCTGACGACGTGCTGACCGCCGGGTCCGAGGACGGCATGGACTGCTGGTACGTCGGTTACAACAAGGACATGGCGGAAGAGTTCATTCACGACTGCGCCAACTGGGCGGAGACGTTTAACCTGGCGGCCGGTGACGTGGAAGAGTTCCTGTTTCAGGATGACGACGAAAACAAAAGCATCCAGACGTACCGCATCCGTTTCGATTCCGGCCACCGCATCACCGCGCTCAGCTCGCGTCCGTCCAGCCTGCGCGGCAAGCGCGGCCGGGTGACCCTGGATGAGGCCGCGTTCATGGAGGATCTGCCGGGTATGGTCAAGGCGGCGATGGCGCTCCTGATGTGGGGCGGCGAGGTGCGGATCGTCTCCACGCACAACGGGGATGAGTCGCATTTCAACGAGATCATCAAGCAGGTGCGCGCGGGCAAACTGCCCTACTCCCTGCACCGCATCGCGTTCGACGATGCCATCCAGGAAGGCCTGTACCGGCGCGTGTGCCTGAAGCTGGGTGATGAGTGGTCCGAGGACGGTGAAAAAGCGTGGCGGGACCAAATCGTCGCCATGTACGGCGACGACGCCGAAGAGGAGCTGTTTGTCGTGCCGAAAAGCTCCGCCGGGAATTATTTCCCCTCGGCGCTCATCGAGTCGTGCATGGACGCAGAGATCCCGGTCCTGCGGTACCAGCGCAAACCCGGTTTCGCGCAGTGGTCCGATGAGGCGCGCCGCCAGGACTGCGAAGACTGGTGCGAGGAGCATCTTCTGCCGCTGTTGGACGCCCTGCCGAAGGGATACCGGTGCTGGCTGGGCGAGGACTTCGGGCGCACCAGCAACCTGACGGTGATCGCGCCGGCGCAGGAATCCGAGCGCCTGGTGTACCGCATGCCGTTTGTGGTGGAGCTGGCGAACGTGCCGTTCAAGCAACAGGAACAGGTGTTGTTTTTTATCGCGGACCGGCTCCCCAGGTTCATGGGCGGCGCGCTGGATGCGCGCGGCAACGGGCAGTACCTGGCGGAGGTGGCGATGCAACGATACGGCGAAAGCCGCATCGAGCAGGTGATGGCGTCGGACAGTTTTTACCGCGATGCGTTCCCGAAGTACAAGGCGGCGTATGAGGACCGGGAAATCCTGGTGCCGCGCCACAACGAATTTCTGGCGGATCACCGGGCGGTGCAGCAGGTGAAGGGCGTACCGAAGATCCCGGACACGTACAAACCTAAAGCGATCGACGGCGTGCAACGCCACGGCGACGCCGCGATCGCGGGCCTGATGTTGTGGTACGCGGTGAAAAACCTGAACGCGGGTGAAATCGAGTTCCGGGCGGTGGACGAAGGCCTGGACGCTCTGACTTATTTCGGGAACTTTTAAATGGCGACAAAAAAACACAGCAAGCGGGGCCGAAATAAGACGAAGCCGGACACCGGCGAGATTTCCGCCGACGCTTCGCGCGATCTGTTTGCGGCGTTTCTGGGAGACATTCTCGAAAATCCGGATGACGTCATCAAGCACGAATCGAGCGGCCGCGGCCTGAAGCTGTACGAAGAGATGGAGCGCAAGGACGGGCATATCAAGACCGTTTTGCAGACCCGCAAGCTGGCTGTGATCTCGAAAGAATGGAACGTGGAGGCGGCGTCGGATTCCGCGGCCGGCCAGCGCCTGGCGGACTTCGTCCAGCAGGTGTTCAGCGAGCTGGACTTCGACCTCGCGCGGCTCAATCAGCTCGATGCCGTGATGAAAGGTTTTGCCGTCTCGGAGGAGCTGTGGGAGTCCTCCGAGGGTCAGTGGTGGATCCGGCGATTCGCCAGCCGCCGGCCGTGGCGCTTTGTGTGGGGCAAGCAGGGCGATCTACGCATGCTGACGGACGCCCATCCGGTGTTCGGCGAAATCGTTCCACGTGAAAAGTTCTGGGTGTTCGTTTGCGACGCGCGGTATTCCAACCCCTACGGCGAGGGGCTGGGGCAGGTGTTGTTCTGGCCGTACTTTTTTAAGAAGCACAACCTGAAATTCTGGGCCGTGTTCAATGAAAAATTCGGGAGCCCCACGGCGGTGGGCAAGTACCACTCCGGGGCCAGCACCAAGCAAAAAGAGGCGCTGTTCGACGCCTTGAAATCGATTCAGCAAAAAACCGCCGTCACCATCCCGGAAGGCATGGCCATCGAGCTGTTGGAAGCGCAACGGCGCGGGACTTTTGAAACGTATTCCGGCTTCATCGAGTGGTGCGATGCGCTGGAATCGAAGATCGTTCTGGGTCAAACGTTGACCACCGAGCAGGGAGACACCGGCGCACGGTCGTTAGGCGAAGTGCACGAGCGCGTGCGCGACGACCTGATCAAGTTCGACGCGGACCTGTTGTCGGAGAGTCTCAATAACGGTCCGGTGAAGCGCCTGATCGATTTCAATTTCGGCCCGCAAAAGGACTACCCGAAGCTGTGGATCAAAACGTCGAAGGATGAGGATTTGAACAGCCGCGCTGACCGGGACAGGAAGCTGTCCCAGATGGGCTGGCGTCCAAGCCGGCAATACATCGTCGACACCTATGGCGTGGACGTGGAAGCCGTGAGCGCGCGGCCCGCCTTCCAGCCGGGCAATGAGTTCGCGGAAGGCGATGACGAGGACACGGTGGACGGATTCACCGAGCGGTTGATGCGTGAGGCCGGCATGGATCCCTGGATCGATCTGATCCGCGACGCCCTGGACGAATCCGACAGCCTGGAGGATTTCCGGCAGAGGTTGACGGTTGTTTTTGGGGAAATGAAAACGGATCGCATGGCTGACGCTGTTGAGCAGGCGTTGATTGCCGCCGAGTTGTCGGGGCGGTTTCAGCAGTTGCCGGAAGAGGAGCGTGAGTGATGGCCGTCGCGTTTACAAGCCTGCCCTTTAATGAAGCCATCCGGTTTTTCCGGGGAAAAGTCCGGATGCCGACGCGGGTGTGGACGGACATTCAGCGGGGCATGCACAGCCGGGCGTTTGTGGTGGCCGGCGCGATGCAGGACGCTCTGCTGGAAGACTTCCAGGAATCGATCGCCGAGGCGCTGGAGGAGGGGCGGGTGGAGCGCGCGGCCCGCAACGAGATCTACGCGCTTGCCCAGCAGGACGCCCGTCCGATCCTGTGCGAGCGGGGCTGGCGGTCGAGG